AGTTCTTTTCCGTGTTCTATAGCGTCAACAATCGAATTAATCCATTTCAAATGAAAGTCAGCAGTTTCGTACTTATCGCCAGTTTCAGTTTTAAAATATGTATCTCTAAACGTCGAAAAATTTTTTGTAGTTTCTAAGGCTTCTTCAGATATTTCCCATTCCTCTTGCAGTCCTGCATTAAACTGGTCTTCTTTCATTGCTGCTAGTAAACGAGAGATGGTAGCACTGGTTGTGCCTAAAATATCAGCAGCATCCTTTTGGTCCATTTCTCCTTCTGCTACTAAATCAGCTATCTCTGACTTCCTGAAAGCATCATAGAGAGGACCACGACGTGCTGATGCAGCAGTATCTCTCTCTGCATTAATAGGTTTGATTTCTTCTTTACCCCTACGTCTATTTCTCATGTATTGAGCAGACTGACAATTATCAGAACAGTATTTTCTTCTACCTTGGGCTAACTTCTTCTGACAACCTACTTTGCCACATCTAATGTTTTTTGCCATAATCCTAACTAACTTGTGTTATCTTTTTAATTATGGTATAAATAATAGCAACAAACAAGTTTAACGGATAAAACTTGTACAGGTAAGAGCTATCGGACGGCAGAAAGGTCAGCGACTTTAGAAATTAAAGTGACTGGGATTACCACAAACTGACTACCCAAGGCAACTTGTAACGTTAAATTTCAAATTTTTTTTCACGTATACCGTATATGTCCGTTACTGCCCTTTAAGGTTTACGTCCAATAAATAAAAGGTTTTTTTCTATTTATCGGACGTTTACCAGTAAATAAATTTTAGGGTACGTATATACACATGACTAACCTTTGGTTAGCATACGTGGGTCAAAGGTTCTGTCTGACGGTTCGTTGCTAATGCAACGTTCTCCAACTTTTGACGACATACTATATGTTGTACCACAACATATAGTACCACTAGATATGGTATGGTTTGATTGAACAATACATAGTATTGTTACGGTTTGACTTCCTTTGTCGTGGAATAAAACATATAATGTTTTACTTCGATACAAACTGTTTCTTGGTAAAAACTGCCACGATTTATCTTCGATAAATAACTGCACGTGTAAAGACTTCGTCTTCCTATGTGCCGACGTAAATTTGTGAATAACAAATTTTGATTGCTGAATTGGTGCTGATTTCTAAAGTTATATATTTTTATGGAAGTTCTTACGAACATAAAAATATATAAAAGGGGGATTGTTCATGGCTACTAAATTCGGTTACGAGATACTTGCTGATGACGTTGTCATCACTGAAGACACTAACGGTTGGGTAAAAGACGCCTATGTAAGTGATTTTCACTTACAAGAATTTCCACATACTCGTGAAAGTTACACGCTTTTCATCGAGGGCGTCTTTCCTACAAGTGACTGTGAGGGAACTGACTGTTGTATGGTTGGCAATACTTTGTATTGGGGACTACACAAGATTGACAAGAACCTTTAAAAATACTTGTAACGTAGTGAAAGTATTTTTTAAAGAAAGGCTGACAATGAATAACGACAAGTCATTACGTTGTAATGAAGAAGATTGTGGATTGTATTGTGGATTGTGATGATTTATATATTTATTCACTATGTAATAGTGAAGTAAATAAATATATAAGCGATGGAAAGGATTGCGAATGAAGAACTGTAAATTTTGTTCTACAAAATTCAAAGCTAGTGGTAATCAAGCTACTTGTGTAGCTTGTAAAGTAGCGTTTGCTCGTGGACGTAAGTATCGCAGAGCGATACTTGAACCAAGTAAGTGGCGAGATGAAAATGGTCATATCATTGCTGATATGGAACATCGCCTACAAGTACAGGAAGAAAATACTCCGTTTTGGCTTTTTAAAGCCAAAGATAAAGTAGAAGCGACACAATGTCCTAATGGCTTTATTCATAAAGCATTAGACGGTGCTGATAACTGTTGCCGTATATAAAAATATCTGATACTTGTGAAGATATTTTTTATATAAATTTCGTGGAAAGGACGATATGCTAATCAACAACATGGTATTCACTGATGAATACGACGAACTATACAACGACTATGTCGAATATGGGCAAGATATTTTTGCCGAACTTGACAGTTGTTCTACAACTGTTGCACCTATGTGGGAGAGGTTCATGGACTATGAAACTGATAGTTTCATCGAACAGTCTATTGACGCCGAACTAGATATGCTATTCGGTAAGAATAGAACTGAACCACGTTGGTATTACATCGACCTCATGCAAGTCAGCGACAATATCGCTGACGAAGTCATCGAGGAAGATGACACGGAAGATATTTATGTATAAATATCAACCTTTAATCTTAATTATTCTTACGCTAACCATGTCTTATATGGCGTGGTTAGTGTTCAAGATTGCATGTGAAGAAATTTATTATAATTTCAAAGAAATTATCCACGATTGGAGAAACAATGACTAGAAAACACTATAAATTAATAGCTAAAGCTATTAAACAAGCTATGTTTGAGAGTTTCAGTGAACTCGCTGAAAGCGATGAAGAAACTAAAAATGTAGCCAAGAACTACGTTCTTGATGCACTAACTAACGTTATCTTCCAAGTGGCTTTGACACTTGAAGAAGATAATCCAAACTTTGATAGAAAGAAGTTTGCAGACGCATGTATGGTTAGCAGTAGCTAACCATAAACATCTACATACACCTGTATGTAGCTTGTAGCACATAGGTTAACTAGAAACCTGCAGGAAAATAGTGGAAAACAACTGTGTGTTACAAGCTATTTATAGCTTGAACTTAAACAGAAAGGATAATTGTGTTAAACGATTACGAATTTTACAAAGCGATAACAGGGTTATCGGACGAGGATTTAGAACTCGACGAAAACTCAATGCTAGATTGTGGTAATTGCTTTAAGCAAATACCAAAAGAAATATTGAAAGACGCAGGTAACGTTATATATCTACGTGATTATGACTGTGAAAACTGTGGCGAACCTTTAGGTTTGTAATGAATGTTCAATTAGGTTGGGGTAAATACACCTCAGAAACTATAAGTTCTGACTTTTATTACGGCTTGTGTAGTGAGTTAGATGACATACTTAGTACGTGTCAATATGCAATGCAAGACGAAGATTTTGAAGAACTTGAAAAAGATATAAACAATCTACAAAGTAGATTACGTTTGCTAATTAAATAGGAGAAATTAATGAAATTAAAAGACTTACAAATTAACGGTTACAGCGTAGCTGACAGACTTGAAACAACTATAGCTAACCTAAGATTTCAAGATGACAAAGTCATGTGGGATGACTATGAAAAACTTGAATTAATACTAGAAGTATTAAGAATGGTTGAAAGATACGAAACAAATAAGGAGATTAACTTTGAAAGTTAAAGAATTTAAAGACATTATAGCTTGGCTAAGCGACCCTGATAACAAAGTTATGTATGGTTCTTTAGAAAATGCTATACATTTTGCCAAGACAGAATTAAACATGACAGATGACGCTATATACAATAACGTTACACCATCGGGTATGACGTTATATGAAGAATGGGCTGAACGTTATGCTAGTTACACCAATTTAATAAATTGGGCAAGAAAACATTGCAAGAATAAATATGACGGTGCTTACTATATGAGTAAACACTCCATATTTGGTTGGAGTAATTAAAAATATCTGATACGTAGTGAAGATATTTTTTATTAAGAAAGGATAACAATGGCTGACAAATGGAATGCTATTTTACAAAGGCATATTGCAATAGTAGAAAAGTTAGAAAACTTTTTAGCTACTAACGATTACGGCGATGATTATATTCTTCAAGATAATCATTTTCTTATAGATAATGATTGGGATTTTGGTTGTGAAGAATGCGAAGAAAGTCTTTCAGACACTAATGATTATATGTACCATTCTACAGAATTAGACGTGTACTTATGTTCAGATACTTGTCTAAGAACACACATCACACATAGAATTTCTAACTTTAAGTTAATTTCTATACCAAGTATCAAACAGCTTATAGCTGAGGAGGAATAAACATGAATGTAATAGACGAAAAATTTACTGCTGACGGACATTTTTACACTGTAAAAACTAAGCAGTGTATACATTGTGGCGATACAGGTATCTTAGACGTCGAAGCACAAGGATTGTTTTATTACAATCAAGGGGAACTAATACAGAATTGTTTTCCTTCTATGTCCAAAGGACTTAGAGAACAGTTAATTACAGGCATACATCCTCAATGTTTTGAGGATATGGTTGCCGAATGGGAAGAAGAATGAAACCAAGAACTTCATGGACAGTTGACAATCTTGCAGATTGGTTAGCTAAGTATGACATCATACATAAGCAAGGTAGTATGCGAGAACCATACAACTATGAAACATGGAAACACATAGTACAAGCCGTAGCTTTAGACTATGCAGATAGTCGTGATGAATGGCACAAACAATATGTTCAAGAACATGAACAATACATCAATGAAATTGATAAGGAGGAATAATGGCTGAAGATAAATTTAATTATTATAAATTTATGGATGAATTGAAAGAGGATTTCATATATGAAATTGAAAACAATTTTATAGATACACCTACAGATGACGAGATTACTGACCGTATATCAGAGTTTGCTGATAGCAAAACTCCAATATATTACTCGGATATTATTAGCATGGCGTACGAGAGTACTGAACATTGGGATATGTTCTTCCATACTAAAGTAGAAGACCAATCAGTAGTCGATTATCTACAATATTGTTGGTTTGATATTATAAACAATCATGTTTATAACGTAGCTTACGAATACATTGAAGCTAGAAATAAAAGAACTGCTATAGCAGAGGAGGAATAATGGCTAAGTTAGTTGTACATGCGTACACACAAGATAAAAATAATCCTACTTTAAAAACCCCACAAGAATTACTTGAAACAGTAAGTAATGTTTTAGGTGGTTTTATAGCTTGGGTAGATTTAGTAGATGAAACTAATGAAACTTCATTTGAATATGAAGCACAGTTAGAGGAGGAATAATGGCTAATCAAATAAACAAAGTAAGTAAAGAAGATTGTTTAGAAGCGATTGAATATTTATTTGTGCAGGGTTATACACAAGAAATGACTAGCGACAAAAGATATTACACAGAAATACTTTTAAAGAAAGTAGCTAACGACTACAACATAGAGTTAGTATTTGAAGAATAAACCTGTTGCTAGGTTTATATAATATATCTGATACTTGTGAAGATATATTATATAAGTTTATGAGGAGGACAAATGATTGATTGTTTATGTGGAAATCACATGACTAAAGTTGGTATATTTGCCAACGTAAAGTCCAAGACTTTAATATCTTATATGTGTTTCACTTGTGGTGCAACCACAGTGCAATGCGAACAAGCTAAGCGTATTGCTGTGTAGCAATGTGCAAGGCACGTACTTGTTAGACGTTTGTTCTAACGTATCGAATTACTTACCAAGTTAATTCACGATAATACATTCAATACCATACAGTTGTATGCCTTACAAACACACATGTCCCTGTTTGTTTGCCACCTGTCACTGTGCGATGTCCCTGCACGAAGACTTCTGACAAAATTGCATCGATACTACGAACGGCTTACAGAAATGTAAATACGTTAACGTGTAGTCTACTTGTACCTGTCTTGCAGATTGCTACCTACCTAAACTGATACGTAACTATACGTTACAATCCCCTGTTGTACGTAGTATAAGTAGTAGGTAGCACATGGGCGTGATGGGTTTAGTATCAAGTTTACGTTTTCCTTATTTCTTGGGCTTGATATACGAGGGTTCAACTCCCTCCACGTCCACTTATGATAAAAATAAAAGAGCGTTATTGGTGGTACAGAGGACTGCTAATAACAAAATTAAACAATATACACGCTAAGGTACACGTGTCATCATGGCACAAGTACTACGATTGGTATTCATACCAAATCGAATTAGCTATAACAAAATGGGAGGAAACCTAATGTCAAATGCAAAAATATCACAAGTCATTGATGACTTATACAGCAAAATACACTTGCTTTCATTAATACAAAATGTATTAATGGAACATATTGCAGATGATAACCAAGAATTGCAGATGAAAATTATGGCTACTGCATTTTCAGTAGACAAATTCCGTGATAACTTTACAGAATTTGCATTCAAAGAAATCAACAACGATGATTTAAAAATATTCGTTACCGAAATGAATATGATTGCTGACGAATTTAAAGCCTTAAAACAGGAGGAAGAATGAAAACTAAAAGAGTACGTTTAAAGTTTTACGTTGACATACCTTACGAAACTATCAGAGATGTACATGAAACTATAGACGATATAGTTACAAGAACTTCGTTTGAGTTTGATATGTACAATGCGTTAGTTGAACCATACGTATGGCGTGAATTAACAGATGACGACAATACAATGTATCAAACATACGAGGAGGAATAATGCCAACTTATAGAATACTTGTCAGATTTGATGCTGAAGATTGGCATGACGCTGTTAGCGTTGTTGAAAATATGTATATAAAAGATTGGATAAATGAAATGGAGGAAGAATAATGGCTGAAGAATTATATTATTTAAAATATAATGCTGAATACGAAGCATACATACCTGCTTCTAGCACAGAAGAAGCACTAAAAAAAATCAATGAAATCACAGACTACGGTACTAAGAATATGAATGCCGTTAGATATAACGAAGGTGGTTGGACTGTAGTAGAAGAACTAGGCGAACTCATAGAGTTAGACCAAGATGACCCCGACGAACAAGATGATTTCAATACACACAAGACTGCATACGGACATGGACACTTCGGCGAAGCCGACTATGGTGTTTGGTTCGATGCTTAACAGAAAGGATATTATATGGCAGGTTACAAAAAACCTAGAAAATATAACAAATTAGAAGACCGTGCTATTGCACGAAAAGTTTGGATGAAACAAATAACCAAACAAAATGAACAACGTGCAGATAGATACGATAAGTTTCAACGTGTTATCGATATGCACAAACTTATGGTAATGAGTGACGGAGGAAGAACTAATCAGTTTATCGTAGAACCTATGGGTTCTAGCTTTGTACACTTCTTACTTAATAAAGCAGTCGATGTTGTTGACATCGAGATAATGCGTACGTTAAGTGGAGATGAGGAAACAGGTGTACTTGTTACACTATTTGCTGACGCAAACTTTCCTACTTCCATATACAATGTATATGCTAAACTTGACGAACAGTTAGTTGTACCTACTATCACGATAGTAGAATAATTACCTACCGTTGTCACGCAAGTGATGACGACCATGCTACGTGGGTTGGACACCTCCGTCCCACGTAGTGTAGGTAGCTTGTAGCACATAGCAGAGTTAAAGGTCTGCAGACATGTAAACGATTGCTAAAAACTGTTGTGTGTTACAAGCTATCTACTGAAACTTAATACCCAATGGGCGAATAAGTACAGAAGTAGTTACAAGCTATCTATGAAGTGAAAGCGAGGAAATTAATACCCCACGCAACTAACTTGGTATTAACGTAGGTAGCTTATAACACATAGGAACGCATAAGGTAGGAAACTCTAGCCTAGCACTAGAGATTAGAACAACCATATAAACAATGTAATTCCTGTTTGGTTCGCTAACTGTGTGTTATAAACTATCTATAGATAGGGTAGGTTTCAAAGCGATATAAAGTAAGAGCATAAACACGCCACCTACCACGATAAGAAAGGAAAAAGTTATGAACTTTGAACACGTAATACCTGATGACATATCACGTAAGAGTTTGAGTAATCAAGGCGTAACTATGTTACGAGATGAACCTCAACTATGGGTACGTGGAACTATGTTAGACGGTAACAAATCTACTACATGGGAGAACATCGGTATCACTCTAGCTACAGGCGAGAAAGATAAATCCGTTTTGTATCTTGTTGTAAGTATTCAAGATGAAAGAATTGCAATACCATTTGTATTGAAATGGGAAGTTAAAGACGAGGGTGTATCAGTTGTTATGCCTATGCAATCATACATTAACGAGATGATGAACCAACATTTTCAAAGTGTTGTTAACGAAGTTAAACCATACACTAATGAAGAAGAATAAAGACTTACGCTTTATTGATAACTGTGTTGAATGTGATGTCGAAAGACAAACTACATTTACGCACGATGGATTGTGCGTAGGTTGTATGTCACAATACATGGACGGAGATGAAGTATGATTTGCAAACACACAAATACACGACACGACGCAGGTAACCTGTGGTGTGGAGATTGTGGATGTGCTTTAGGTGCAATATTTAAAATAGAAAATTATTTGGAGGAGGAATAATGATAAGATACCAAGATACTAAGCCACCGAAATATGTTAAAACATTTAGAAATCAAACTATTGCAGGTAATTCTAAACGTGAACTTATGGAATTAGCATTTGATATATCACGTGAAGACGGAGTACCTGTATCTACACTAGAGTTTGTATATGATTTACACGCTACTAGATTTGGTGGAATTATATTTGACTTACGTAAGATAGGTTGGGTTATTGATACACAAACACATACGCTAGACAATGGCGAAGAAGTATTCAAGTATAAACTTGTAGCAAAACCTGACGAAGAATTAAAAATATTTTAGAAAAATATAAAAAAGTATAAGATAATGGTAAGATTATCTTATGAACAGATTAGAAGAACTGCTTAAAGCAGTAGAACAAGGTTCAGATATACCACGTTGGTGGAACAAATTACCTGCCGACGCACAAGAGTTCTTGACGGTATTGAAGAACAGGGCTGAAAATGGGAACACAGAGAGTATGAATGTTTCCAAAATAGTATCAATACTCAAAGACGAATGGGAAATAAAGATAAGTTATTCTGCTATACGTCGCTACTTACAAGGCGATACGTATGTCAGCTAAATCTATCGAAGAACTTATTGCCCAAGCTGAAAGCACACAAATACACGAGTTAAAACAGACTAACTTACAGTTACTTAAACAGTTAGAAAAGGCTAAGAATAAGAAAGCTGATTTAATTGACGCTGTATTTCAAGCATGTAAAAGTGGAATACAATCATTGGACATACCTGTGATACCTCCACCTACACATACACGTGCGAAAGGCAAAGAAGAAATAGCAGTAGCTTTGTTATCTGATATACAGTTAGCAAAAGTTACACCTGATTACAACACAGATGTAGCAGAACAACGTGTGCTTAAATACGCAGACAAGATATGCGAACTTGCAGCCGTACAACGTAAGTCACATCCTGTAAACAAAGTAGTTGTATTAGGATTAGGCGACATTGTTGAGGGAGAATTAATCTTTCCTGGACAAGAACATCTAATAGATGCTTCGCTATACAAGCAAGTAACTGTAGATGGACCACGTATTTTAAGTGGTTTCTTTAACAAACTCTTACACGACTTCAAAGAAGTAGAAGTGCATTGGGTTATAGGAAATCATGGTTCTTTAGGTGGTACATCAAGAAGAAACTATCATCCTGAAAGCAATGCTGACATGATGTTAGGTAAGATACTAGAACAGTTATACGCTAAAGAAAAAAGAATATCATTTCATTTACCGAACCTAGACGGAGAAAGGAATTGGTACAAAGTCGCAGACTTAGGTAAGAAATGTAAGTTCTTTTTATTTCACGGCGACCAAGTCAGAGGACATGGAGGGTTTCCATGGTACGGATTTGGTAAGAAAATTTTAGGATGGAAAGCACTAGCATCTGCAGGTATGATGAAAGATTTTGATTACGCAGTTGCAGGACATTACCATACACCAAACACGCAATACATAAATGATGTACGACTATGGGTTAATGGAAGTACTGAAAGCTATAATACATACGCCCAAGAGCAATTAGCTTCAATGGGACGACCATGTCAGTATCTACTATTTTGCAAAGAAAATAGTGGCGTTACGGCAGAATATCTAGTTAAACTAGAAGTATGAGCAATATATGTATGTGGTGTGGTAACCACTTGACTACACGTCACGCTAACTTGGTATGTACTAATGTACTATGTTACATGCGTGATGTCAAACAATTAAGTTTGAACGACGGTGGTCAGATAGAAACCACATCTAAATAACACAACTAAAAAACAACAGTATTAATAATATAGTTTGAATAAAATGAGAACTATATTATAATATATATATGGAAGGACAAATATGAAATACAAACACCATTCTCCTATGGCTTATGTCAATGATATATATGATGAACGGTCTGCTGAAATGGCAGTACAAGATTTAATCGTACAGTTAGATGACATAAATGAAATACACGATTACATTGCAGCACTGATGCACACTCATACACGAATTAGTTTATTCGTTGATTACTTTAATCAACAGTTTAAATCGTATGATGACATCCACGAATATAGAGAAAGATATTTTTCTATGATGGGTGGTCAAGAAGCAGTAGAAGCAAGATATAAAGGTGGTCGTTTAGACCCTGATAGAGAGGAATACTATGAAGAAATCAGAAGAAACGCAGCTAAGTAAATATCGTTTTAGAGAAACATTCTATGTAGATTTTTACATTGAAGCTACGGATTATGAAAAAGCAAAGCGTACATTTAACGTGATGTTTGACAGAAACATACAGCTAGGTTATGACACCTGGAAAGATTTATCTAATAAAAATATTAGAGGTGGAAAGTTTCTTGTACAAGTACAAAAAGATGATGCTACTACAACCGTCATAGACGAATTGTGGGGTGTTCAACAGGAAGAAGAATAATGAGTACTATATACATGAAAGGAAATAAAAATCCTTACAAGCAGCGTAAGAATAAAGTATACGCTGAAGGTAGGGTCTGTGCAAAAGATAATTGTACAGTCGTAATAAGTAAATACAACAGAAGTAAGTTTTGTTTTCATCACACGCCATTATCACATGGACGTGTGCGTGGAATGCAAAAACGATAAGGAGAAATATGAATGAAGAAATATATGACTTCACACCTGTAGCAGTTGATGAAGTTCCAAAACCAAGTATAAAGCGTAATGTAAATATAATTACCGATGATGTTATTGCAACGTTATCAATGAACCCAAACCAATGGTTTAGGATATTTACATACAACGGCGATGCTTTTATGAAAGTGTATGCAACTGCACAAACATCTACGCATTATTGGAAAAACAAATTGCAATTAAGAAACAATCTAATTTTAGATACTAGAGTTAGACGTTCTACACCTAACAAGTCTGTAGAAGTATACGCAAAATTAACATCTAAGGAGAGCCATGCAACCAATACCGATTGATGACATCTTGCACTTAGTTAAGTCTGCATATCAGAACACAGCTAACGGTGCAGAAATAGAAGAATTGTATGCCGATGATATTATTGAGTACTTAGGAGAATTAGACTTTGAACAAAAAGAAGATTTAATTCTTAAACTTACACACATAGCATCTGCATTTAACACAATTAAAAAGTTATTTCAACTAGAGATAGCAAAAGATTTACCTGATAACGGTGGTGTACGTGGTCATTCGCTAGTATTTAGAAGGACAAGTAAACCAAAGTTTGTAGTAAAAGAGATGAGTTTGTTAAAGGAATATTTGAAAAGAGATTGGGATGCAGTCTTTAGAGCAGATAACTCTACGTTACGTAGGTCTGCACTTAAAGCTATTGCAGAACGCAATGGAGATAATCCTGATAGCATTATTGAAGAATACTTTGACATAGAGTGGTCAGAACCACAGTTAACTATCACAGATATTAAGTCTAGTCCTAAGCACTATGCTGATAGAGAGATAGGTGTGATATATGACCCACGTGAAGAAAGGAATATAGATGGCTAAGTTTAACTTAGAAGACTACGAAACCGTAGAAGAACGCTTAAAGAAATTTTGGGCAGACAATCCTAATGGACGTATCTATACAGAAGTAGTACACATAACTGATGATGGTTCATGCGTAACTATTAGAACATTAGGTTACAAAGACATAGAAGATGTTAACCCTGTAGCTACAGGTATAGCACAGGAAACTAAAGGTCAAGGTGGATTTGCTAACGCAGATGCTTGGATGGAGAATTGTGAAACCTCTAGTATCGGACGTATGTTAGCAAACTGGATGTATCAAGGTTCAGATAAAGCTAGACCTAGTCGAGAAGAAATGTCTAAGTCAGTCAAACCTGTGGAAGATAAACCACAGATGATGACACGTGCTGAAGTAGATACTATTGCAGATAGCATGGTTAAAGACTTATCAGCCCCACATAGGGAAGCAGCATTAAAGATGGCTAATAACTATGCTAATGTACGTAAGTTCCCTGTAAATAGAATGCAGTGGAGTAAAGAACAAGTTGATACATACCTAGCACAATTAGAACGTGGTATGTCAGACGAGTTAAAACCTGCAGACACAGTCGATGAAGCTATTAATTCTGTATTTGAAACAGAAGATATAACAGATAAAATCATGGACAAGATGTCAGAAAGTTCAGTTCCTAGAACAGACTTAACATGTCCGTTCTGTAACGGTAAGGTATTTGATAACCGAATGGATAAGAAAGGACCAACAAGTCCTGACTTCAAGTGTGGTGCTAAGTCACAAGCAGAATGTTCTGCACACACAGGCAAGTTCTCTAAGTCTTGGTGGATTACAGATGACTTACCTAAAGAATGGAACATTCCTCCGTTCTAATGGCTAGAAAACGTAGTGCTGCTTCTAGGCGTGGTCGCAATAATAAAGCGAAAGGTCGTAAGAAGCAGTACGTAGCTATGCGTAAGCTGTTAATACCTGAACCTAAGTTACAGCACCTCAGAGCACATGAAGAAGGTTGGATGGATGGTTGGATGCGTGTTGAAGTTAAAGCAGGTAAGCAAGTACAGACATTATGGAATAGGTATCTTAAAGCTAAAGAACAAAATGATACTAATTTACCTGATGATGAAAGACCATTTGTATTTGTAGCTATGCCTGATGGCACTAATGATGGACTGGTATGTTTAGCACTTAATGATGTTGATGAATTTGTAGCTGCGTATAGTTTACAAGCAAAAGGTCTTAAAAGAACTGATATAAAAGGCGAAGAAGAATGAAAGTTTTACATTTTTATTATCGATGGCGATATATTAAACGTATCAGGCGTGAAGAAAAAGTAAGAAAAAATGTGTTCGGTAAGTAATCATGCTTGAAAGTATATTATTTTGTGTCCTTCCATACATGTTGACTATAGATAATCTACAAGACTACGTTGAATGTCGTCAAGATAGTAAAAAAATAGAGTATGTAGCTGACTGGATGCCCACAGTCAGCACATACTTTAAAGATGAAGACATTAAACAGGCTATGTTAGTTATCTATTGTGAAAGTAGAGGAAAACCTGACGCTGTTGGTGTTAATAAAGACAAAACTAAAGACATTGGTCTGTGGCAATTCAATGATAATACGTGGAAATGGCTATCGCCAAAATTAAATATAACTAGCAAAAGAACTAACCCTAAAGTATCTACAGCAGTAGCTAGTTGGTTAGTGTATAACGATGGATGGCATCATTGGAATAGTAGTAAGCACTGTTGGGACGCTTAATTACATCTTCTTATATTTTTTCTTACGTTTTTTCGCATAAGATTTTTTCTTACCATATTTATCAATAGGCATATTACTCCTTTACCATTTAACTTTACAAGCCCAATAACCTGCACTGAACTTGTCTGTTTTTTGTGAACACTTATGTCTAGCATGAAACGACCTACGTCTTGCAGTATTTTTCTTACCGTCGCCTGACACACCTTGCTGACCAAAGCGTACAAGTTTGACTTTGTCGCCTTTCTTAGCTAACACAGCGTGTGATTTACTAGCTTTAGGCGTACGTTTAGGTTTGTTATAACCACTAAATGTTTCTCCACGATACTTAACTGTCATTGTTTTGAAGCCCACATATTATCAACAAGGTTAGGATATTTCCTACCTGCTTTTCTAGCTCTTGCTTTAGCTTTAGACTTTTGAGAAGACGTAAGTTTTTTAGACTTACCCAAAGACTTAGGTCTAGGTTTATTCCAAACTTTCTTACTACTCATTCAACTATTACCTAGATACTTTATTAGTTACTGGTTGTATTTTATTTTTAGCAAATGTTTTTAGAACTGATAAAACAGCAGCACCACCTGCTAATGCAGCTACTTCAAGTGTACTAATATCTACACCTAAAGCAGGAGAAATAACAAGAGTTGATGCAAATGTTTCAACAAAAGTCCAAAGACAACGTTCTAATAAATCAACATATTCTTTTTTCATTTTATTAAATTTCCTAACTTTAACTTAGTTTCTATATTTTCTAGTTTAGCAATAATTGTATCAAGTTTCTTCTGTAAAGTTTGAGGATGTATCATATCAGGTGGACTATCGTTACTAATTTTGTTAGTAACTAAGCCTTCTATAATGTGTTGTCGCCAAGCATCGCCAGGACAATCAGTTTGTTTGAACGAGGAGTGAGGTCTTAGTTCTCCACCGACTTGTGAGTAGAGCCACTTAACACTTTCAATAGCTTTAGCTGATGGTTTGTCGGTAGGATTGACACCACCCAACCAACACACAGCAACATAATG